GTATAAGCACACACTCGCATAGCACAGGCACTATGCCGCAAGGCAACGAAGCTCTAGCCGCTTTTGGACGCTTGTGGGTAGCTGATGTAGTAGGTAACAAGCACACTGTTTACTGGAGTGATTTACTAGACGGTGCACATTGGACAGGAGGCTCTTCAGGCAGCTTAGACTTAACTAACGTATGGCCAGAAGGCTTTGACGAGATAGTGGCACTAGCGGCTCACAATGGCTTTCTAATCATCTTTGGTAAGAAGTCTATACTTACCTATAGCGGTGCTAAGTCTCCAAGCACTATGACGCTTGCAGACACCGTAGCAGGCGTTGGTTGTGTTTCTCGTGATTCTGTACAGCACACTGGGACAGACCTTATATTTTTATCTAACACAGGTGTGCGTACGCTGGGAAGGACTATTCAAGAGAAGTCTTTGCCAATGAGAGACATCAGCAAGAATGTTCGTAATGACTTGGTTAGTTTGATTCAACAGCAGAACAATCCTATCAAATCTTTATACAGTCAAGAAGAAGCTTTTTACTTGCTTTCTTTTCCAGATAGTGGTATAATATATTGTTTTGACATGCGTGTCCCGCTGGAGAATGATTCACATAGGGTTACAACATGGTCTGGGATGGGTATTAACGTCTTTGTTCGTTGTGACGATGGTACTATTCACATGGGAGTGTCTGACGGCATTGTAGAATATAGTGGTTACTTAGACGATACAGAACAGTATCAGCTACGTTATTTCAGTAACCCACTTGACTTCCAAAGCCCAGCTAACTTGAAGTTTTTGAAGAAGTTTAACTTAACCATTATTGGTGGACAGTCTACGCCTACAACGCTCAACTGGGGCTATGATTACACATCTGATTATACAAAGCAACCTTTTATTTTTGGTTCTACTAATTTAGCTGAGTATGGCATTAGCGAGTATAACACAACTGCTGAGTATTCTGCTGCTGTTGTTATTAACACACCAAAAGTAAACGCTAGTGGTAACGGCTCTGTTGTAACAGTAGGTATCGAAGCTCAGATTAACAACTCTGCTTTCTCAATTCAAAAGATCGACATACACGCTCTACTAGGGAGACTTATCTAATGTCTAATTATACTAAGACAACTAACTTTGCAACTAAGGACTCCCTCAGTTCTGGCGATCCCGCTAAGATTGTTAAGGGTACTGAAATCAACACTGAGTTTGACAACATTGCTACTGCTGTCAATTCTAAATCTAATAAAGCTGATCCTACCTTTACAGGAACAATGACAGCCGTCACCGTCAATGTGTCAGGTACGCTAACGGCTGGCACTATTACTGGAGGTACATTCTAATGGCGAATGAGATAATGGATTTTTTAACAGGCAATCAAGATACTATTACAGGTGCTCTCGGTGGTCTTGGTAGTTATTATTTAAGTCAAGAAAACATTAAGGGTGCTCAAGCCTCTGGAGAACAAGCCAGAATGCTGTCTGAGCAAGCGGGGCAGCAAGCCAGAGATTACTCTACATTTAAACCATACACTGTTACAAGTGGTTTAGCTAACGTAGGCACTACTGCTGAAGGTGGCTTTGGTGTTAATCTTTCTCCTCAGCAGCAAGCGTTTCAGAATCAATTGATGGGACAGGCTCAGAACTTGTTTGGTCAAGTTGGTCAAGACCCTGCCGCACAACAAGCAGCTATCTATGAGCAGATCAGAGCTACGCAGATGCCAGAGGAAGAACGTCAGCGTTTGGCAATGCAGGAGAACTTGTTTGCTAGTGGTCGTGGTGGTCTACAGACTGCTCAGTACGGTGGCTCACCAGAGCAGTTTGCGTATGAGAAGGCACGTCAAGAGGCTATGGCGAGTGCTAGTCTAGGTGCTCGTCAGCAGGCACTAGCGGAACAACAGCAGGCTCTAGCAGGCGCTACAGGCTTATTAGGCGCTGGTTATCAACCACAGCAGCAAGCACTGTCGCTACTGGAAGCAAGTCAAATCCCTGCTGGCTACACAGCCGCTGGACAGCGTACTGGCGCAGAGCTTGGTGCTCAAATGTCTGGTAGAGGTATTGAAGGATATATTCAAGGACAAGACTTAGGCAACCGTCTGCAGCTACAACAGCAACAAGGACTAATGAATTTATTATTAGGTCAACAAACAAGTCCTCTTGATCAAGCTAAGATTGCTCAGATTTATGCAGCTATTGGTAAAGACAATCCTTCAGCTTCTGGTGGTTTATTGGGCAGCATTTTGAATAGCTGGCTAGGCGAGAAAAAAGAAGAGTCTACCGCAACTCCAACACCTACTCCTACAGGAGCTTAATAATGGCTAATATTGATTACGCAGGTTTGCTCACAGGCATCAGTGGACAGAACCAACAAATAGACCCTTTCTCGTTGCCTACGGCAGCACAGCAGCGAATGGCTTTTGGAGCACAGCAGGTGCAAGGAATGCAACGTGCTGGTGAAGGTTTGTTTGGTATGCCGTCACAGCAAAACCCTGTAGACATGGCTAAGACTGAGTTGGTTAAACTTGATAGGAACGATCCAGAATATCAACAGAAGTTTATTAAGTTGTTGGGCATTGCTGATCCTGCTAAGGCTGCGGAGTTGCAGAAAAAAATACAAGATCAAACTAAATCAACATCTGACGCAACTGCTGTAGCTGATGCTCTTCCTCCTCAGTATAGTAAGTTAGCAGACGCTATTCGAGCTCAAGTTCAGGGAGCACTACAGGCTGGTGTCCAAATACTCGGAGAGATTCCAGATGCTCCTAAAATTGAACAGGCATTTCTTGTTGATACAGCAACCAATACAACTGTCGCAGGCGTTGAGTTAAGAAACGGTATACCTTATAACCAAGGAACTAATACTCGTTTAACTCCTCAAGAGCTAGAAGGAAAAGCAATATCTACAACTTATGTGAAGCCATCTGCTCCTTTAGTTAGCACTGTACAAACTCCACAGCAAAAAGTTGAAGAAAACAATTTAATACGTCAAGCAAACTATGTTGATATAACTGCACCTGTGGCTGCAACGGCTGTCACGGATAAGAAAGCAGCAAACGCTATATTGACGGAAGTAGGAAAAGGTTTCGACACAGGCGGGATTGCTGATTTTGTAGCTAACCAATCTAAAATTTTACAAGGTGTTTTTCAACTAGCAGGAGTGGCTTATCCAGAATCTTTGTCTAAGAAAATTGGAGATCAAGCTATTTTAAAGATTTTACAGAACGAAGCTATTATACCAATGATGGAGGCGCAAGGTAGAGGATTTACAGATGTAGATTTAAAAAATCAACAAAACGTACTCCCTGGCTACACTCAGCCTTGGCAGTACAACGAAGCGGCAGCAACAATTAAATTGCACACAGCTGTTAATCAAATTGAAGAAAATACTTTTGCTACTCAACGATCTTATTTATCTGAAGTAACTCCATTAGACCATACTACTTTGTGGGACGATTACTTAACTAAACTTCCAAGAAGTAAAACAGTTTTAGCAGAAAGAAACGGCCTTAAATACAAAAAAATGGAAGTTATACAAGACAGTGCTAATCTTTCTCAATACTGGGTAAAAGATAAGCCTAAAGGATTTACTTTAGTCACTGGAAAAGGAAAGCAAGATGTGACTTGGGCTGATATTACTAAGACTGCCGCAGCTAAAAATATAAGTGTTAGGGAATTTTTAGCAGCTTACGAAAACCAAAGTTTAATTGTAAAAGGCATTTACTAATGGCAATAATCGACACTTCGAATGTAGTCTTCAATGAAGAAACTTCGGGCAATGGCGTTGTTTTTGATACAGGTATTGAATTTCCTAACGAAGTAATTGCAAGACTAGCTGGCGAAAAAAGAATAGAAGAGTTACAAGGAGGAGCAACGCCTCCTACGTTTTTTCCCGAAGTTCCTGTTCTTTCTGAACAAGGCACTGACGTTACTCCGAGGCCAGAGAAAAGTTTATTACAACAAGCAGGGGAAGAACTACGCTACCGTACAGCGCCTGTTGTAAACCCTGTAATGGAAGTAGTAGACGCAATGGTAACGCCTATTTATAGTTTTGGATATGATATGGCTGTGCGTGTGCCTGTTTATCTAGCTACTATGGGAGCTAAGAACTTAAAAAACTTATCCGAATCTTCTGACGTAACCGTAGACATGGAGTGGGAAGGCGGCTACGACATAGGCGTTCCTGATTTATTTAGGAACAAGAGTTTTGTTAACGATCCCGAGACTGAACAATTCTTAGACAAAGGAGGTTTTTATGCTTCTCTTGGTCTTGGCATTACCAATGCTGCTCGTGCTTCAATAAACATGTTAGGCACTGGTTTTATCAACTACGGTAAAAGAGGAGTTGCGTTAAACCCTAAAACTGGTCAGCCTTTTGTAGGAGTAGAAGGAGCGCGTACAGGCATTACAAGGTCTCTAGCAGAGTCTTCGCTGCCTACTGAAGCTAAAATAGCGTTAGCTATGGCTGTGGCTGGAGAAGTGGCTACAGCGGCTACTGGCTCAGAAAGTGCTCTTGTAGCTCTACCTGCTGAAATTGCTGGCGGTTTTGTAGCTGCCCGTAAACCCGCTACTTATTTAGAAGCTGCTACTGGAATTATGAAGTACGCAGACACAGGTGTTGAGGTAGTAGGTAAGAAAATAATAGACGCTTTTGATGCTAAGTTTGGAGAAGACGCGGTAACTTTAGCTCGTCAACGAATTAGAGGAGAGAGTGATAGCCCGTTAGAAGCTAAACTAGCTTTAGAAGCTGCTGACGATGCTTCTGTTTTATCTATAGCTCAAAAAACAGATGACTCAGGAATTCTTACTTTAGAAAGAGCGTTAGCCGCTGAAGACAGTATTTTTGCAGGTTTTGTAGACGATCAAGTTGACCAAGCTCAGTATTCATTAGCGCGAGAATTAGAAACTTTAATGAAGACAGAAGGCGGTTATTTAGATTGGACAGCTTTAAAAGAATTCTTGCCTAAGATACAAAACGACTTGGTAGCTCAGGTAGACGATAGAGTTATGATTGAGACAGAAAAGCTTGCTAAGCTTTTAAAGATTTATGATGGCGATGTTACTAAAATGTCAAAAGAGTTTGAGGAATCTTTTAATAAAATATACGCAGATATTAAACAACAAGAAAGCAACCTATGGCAGCCTATAAACGACTCTGTAAAGATACCAACTAAACCTTTAGTAGATGCTGTTGAAACAATTGTTGCTAACTCTAGCTCACAAGCAGTCTTACCTGCTGAGGAGTTTTCCAACATTCTAGGAAAAGGTGTTGCCCGTACAGGTAAAGGCTGGAAGACGTTTGAAGTTACTCCTGATAACAAGAAGAGGTTAGCTAAAGCAGGCGTGAAAGTTAAATGGCCTGACGCACCGCTACAAACTATGGAAGCTCCTCTTGTTCTTAGAGATTTAAGAAGCAAGCTCAACTCTATGGCTAGAAGTGCAAACGCAGCCACAGACCCTACTTTTCAGTATAATCAGAAAGCTCTAGGAGAAGCTCAACAAGCTGCTTTAGACAATATTACACTAGGTGTCGAAAGCGTTAATCCTCAACTTCGTGAATACTATTTAGCGGCTACTGCTTTCTCTAAAAAAATACATGATACTTTTACTAGAGGTACTTTTGTACCTAAAACTAAAAAGGCAGTTAAAGAGAAAAAACTAGAGACAATGTTAGGCGGCCAAGCAGCCAAGCAAACTGACATGGATATTGTTGCTAGAGAGATGGAAGAAGTCTTTAATTTAGCAACTTCTAACAGCACAGCTGCTCAGTCTAACGCTTTAAAACAGGCTGAAGGATTTCTTCTTGCTAAGTTTCAGGCTCAGGTAAACCCCAACAAACTAGAAGATTTTAAGGCCTTTGAAACTGCTCATTCTTCTTGGATAGAAAGATTCCCAGCAGTAGGTGAAGCTATTAAAGCAGCTAAGAAAAAGGCTAGGTCTCAAGGAAAAGTAGTGCAAAATGCTGAAACAGCAGCAGAAGTAGCGCGTCTTGACGACTTCTATGGAGTGACGAACATGACGCCAGAGCAGGTTATGGATGTTATTCTTAAATCTTCAAGTCCTATGCAAGTTTCTGCGCGGTTTCGTAAGCTTTTAAGCACCAACAAAGAAGCTCTTTCTGTATTTAAAGAGCAGATTGCTAATCGTGTGGTTGCTCAATCAATGAAAATTGTTGATTCGCAAGTAGCAGGTAAAGGCAACGTAGAGATTATTGATCCTGTTAGTTTTGAAAAGATTTTAAAAGAGTTTAAGCCGTTGACTTCTGTGTTTAACACTGCCGAGCAGAAAGGTTTGGAATTATTGCTCAGAGACGTTAGTAAGATAAGTAAGTCTTTGTCTGCTAAAAGAGGCTATACAAGAGTAGAAGCGTCTCAAACAAGCCCTGCCTTAGTTCTAGCTGCTAAGTTAGCTGCTTTAAAAGGGGTTAATTTATTATTTGGTTCTTCTTCTATTGTGTTGGCTGGTACAGCTTCCAACGCCGCTACTAAAGCACTACAGAACTTAGGAGTAGAAGCGTCTAGTAAAATTCTAAAGGAAGCTTATAAGAATCCAGAGCTTATGAAAGTTCTTCTTAGTGAGGATATTACAAGAAACCAGCTACAACTTTTACAGTCAGGTAAGTTTAAAACAGGTCGTATTATTTATAACGCCTTAACAGAGAAGGTAACTCAACAGTAAACAAAAAAGCCCTATAGAGTGTTCTATAGGGCTTTTGTTTCATACAATGTACAATGTTAATTATAAGCTACACTATCTCACAAGCTCCACCAACACACGCCAACTCTTGAGAACCTGTTGTATTATCTTCTTCTTCAAAGTACTTCAGGTCTTCCCAGTCAATATCTACAGGCATAGCCGCTAGTAGTTCCTTGTACTTCTCAGCAGTGATGTCTTCATACGGAGCTTGCTGATAAATATGATCACTCACTGGCAACAAGCTAATACCACTACAGATGTCAAAGTTCTCCCATATCCACTGTGCTACTTGCAAGAACTCGCTGTCCGTATAGTACACAGTAATACTTGGCTTATGTTCACACCAGAAGTTCTGATAGTCCTTCCATAGCTGTAGCTGCTGCATAGCGCCTACTTGCTTAACTGTTGTACCGCCCTTCGGTGCTTTAACAGGGAAGCCAAACACCAGAGACGCTTCGCTCATCACATCTTGTTCTACTGGGAAACCCTTTGCTGACATAAACGCTGCAAGTGGGTCTTTCTTGTCTGAACGAACCCTGCGAATGTAATACTCAGAAAAGCGAGGGTGAATGCCAGAAGCAGAATCGACAAGCTGAGAAACAGTACCACTTGGCTTAACGCATGTAATAGCCGCAGACTGATTGATGCCAAGTTTAACAGCCCACTTCTTGTTAGTTGCCACAGCCACATCTCGTATCTCCTCCAACCACTTAGACAAGTCTGGAGAGCTTTTACCTAATAGATAATGATCCATAATACCTGTCATGCTAACGCCCAGCAGAGCTTCTTCTTCTGTGTTCTTCTTCCAGCAGCTACGCAGGTAACGGAAGTCTGTCAGAGTGGCTTGTAACGTGCCTATGATCGCTGCTACTTCTGCCTTAGCCTTCAGTGTGTCCAGCGTGTCTTCTGCGCGTACAACGATCTCTGAGAGGTTACAGAACTGGTTAGAGCGCAGGATGATCTCAGAGCATGGGTTAGTTCCAAAGTCTTGGTCAGCGTCTCTACGTCCGTTACGGGCTGCAATGTTCTTAGCTGCTATGCGGCTGAAGATACCACGCTCACCTGCTTTGCTTTCGTACATGCTCTGCATCTCTGACAAGAACGATTCAAAGTCTGGCTTCTCTGTGTAGGCTACAGAGTTGTTAGCAAGCCTACGCTGCCCTTCTGTGTCCCACCAGTTGCCATATTTAGCTTTCGCCATACGCGGGTCTGACAAGTTAGACAAGCTAATCAATGCTGATCTACGCACACCGCCGACCACTACAATGTCCGCTATTTTACAGCAGATGTCGTGACACTCGATGCTCGTGAGCTTACGTCCTGCGGCCTTCTGGAACATACCCACACAGAAATTGAACAGATCAATCAGCGGATCAGGGCCGCTTGCACGACCGCCAAAAGTCTTCAGTCGAGCGCCAGCAGGTCTAATCTTGTGCATGTCCCACTTAGGGATTTTACCAGCATACAACAGGCTGATTAGTTCACGAAACGCTGAAGCCCAGCCAATCTTGCTGTCGCTTACGACAATGACGCTGTCTGTTGGGTGGAATGTCTCAGCCACTACAGGGAGCTTGTTAATGAAGTTACGCTCTACGCTGAAGCCTACGCCTGTGCCGCACATAAGAACGTACATAAGCTCGTCAAAGCTACGCGGTGAGTCAATATGTAAATAACTACAATTGAAGCCTGCTACGTTGTCCTTAGCTAATGCTGGCCCTGCTGTCATCATACAGCGCATGGACGGCATAACATCTAAGTTGTGGATAGCGTTAAAAAGCTTTAGTGCTGTCTTGTCGTCTAGCTGACCACGATCAACCCAGAAGTTTACATAGCGGTTGACTGTTTCGTCCCAGCGCTCACGACGTTTCTCTTCTGGCATCCAACGTGCGTAGCGACTCTTGTGTATAAACTGTTGATACTGATTCATTATACTTCCTCTTGTTTAATATTTAAGTCTAGCTCAAGTTATGCTTCTGGCGGTGTAGTCCAGCCTAGTTCAATTAAGCGTTGGCGTATCCTTGCTCTGAGTCAGCCGCGTCGATATGTATTGTTTGTTTAGTTTTATCCCAGTGATTCATTATTTACCTCCTCCGCAACCTTCAGTATCACAAACAGGAAAGTTCTGACAGCCTAAGTGTTCTTCCTCGTTGTAATCGTTTTCTTCATCACCGTAATTAAGCCTTACAAAAAAATCATTATCTTCTACGTCAAGTGCTAGTTTTTGGGAAATAAGACCAGACACCTGAAGAGATTTAAGAACATCCTCGTAATCTACATCATCTCCAAGTAACCACGCTAACTCTTGTATCGAATTTGAAAGACTAACTATTTTCCAAGTTGCCTTGTTAATCCCCATTATTTATTCTCCTCTATAACCATCTCTGTCAATTTCTGTAAGTACCAACCAGCTTTCTTTAAGTCTTCTACCTGCTTGCCTTTGTAGTCATAGCGCCACAGGTACTTCATGCAGTTGCCTTTGAGATAGCCTTTGAATGCAACACTGGACATGGACTCCTCTATTGCATCAATACACTCTATGTTGCCTGTGTTGTAATGGTCAGGGTTGTTGACTACATCTTCTTCTTCCTCTTCCCTAGCAATTATTTCCTCTAGCGACTCGTCTACCCAACGCTCTTCCTCTGCTTCTGCTGCGTAGCTATTTAGTGCGTTTGTTAGTGGGTTATTCTCAATAGGTGAATGCTTCTTACGTAGTGCGTCCCACATTTCTGCTGTTGTGTTGTTAATGCTCATCTTCAAAATCCTCTACTAATTCATAAAAATTATCGTTTATTCTATCTGAAAAAGCTGCAACTATTTCCTTAGATGTTAGCTCCAGTATCTCTACTAACGTAATCTCGTCCAACT